ATCCAATGTTTGGACTTCAGGCGGCTGTATCTGTGGTGGTTGTACTACAGGTATTTGTTGTCTGGGTTGTGCTCTAGGCTGACCTTTTGGTTTAACTCCAGGAGGAGGTCTGAGGTCACTAGGAGGCACCACCAAGGGCCTATAAGACGGTAAGTCTGCCCTTGGAGTGTCAAGTATCGGTTTAGGTAAGTTAGGCGGTTCAGGGAGGACTACAGAGGGTAGTACCGGCGGTTCTCCCCAATCCATTACTTAGCCGGGAACAACCCGTTGCGAATAAACTCGACAGCTTTGTCATCGATATCATTGTCAGTAGACTCGACAAGCTTTTCAAGCATTTCAACAATCAAACTTTTAACTTTATCAGACTTGAGAAATGAAAAAAGAAGTGGGCGAATAAGTGTAATCATTGTTTTAATAATAGATAGTTTTGCTCATTGGTTATTCAAAGAAAACAACAGAAACGTTTACGGGGTCAGTATCGGTTGTACTTGCTGCAGTCACGATGGCACATGCAGAAGTGGTTTTAGTGGTTATTGAAGAACCACCGCCGCTTCTGGCGTCGAGGGATACAACAATGCCTGTAAAATCAGTTGAATAAGTATGCGCCCCACCTGTCATTGTGTAGTTAGCACTGGCGAGCGCGTTGGTAAAGTTAATTGTGAATATGCCTGTTCCACCATCATCTATTGAGCTGACATTGAAACTATTGAGAATCCCAACTGTCCCATCGGCTTCAAAATTTACCCATGCCTTGCAGGTGTTTGTAGCTGTCACGCTGCCAGCGGCACTAATATTGCCAGACTGATCAATAACCAACTTGTCTGAGAAAGAACTGCCTGAAGTCTGGAATTTTAACGATCCACCATCACAGCCAATAAATGCTGTTGTGCTGTCATCTGAATCTGTTAATCCTATAAATCCACTTCCACCTGTGCCTTCAAACGTAGCAACTGTGCCAGCTCCTTTAACGTGGAGTTCTTGGGATGGAGCCGAAGTGCCAATGCCAACTTTTCCAGAGCTGTCGATGTCAATACCGCCATCTGTGCTTGCAGTATTCTCAAAGCGGTTAGCTTTAATTGTGCTCATATTTATGCTCCCGGTTTAGTAGGCCAAACAGGATTGGCTGGATCAGTTGTGTTAGCAGGTAGATCCCGCAATGTTTGCCTATATGTTTTCATGTCATCAGTAAGGGTGGCGTCGGACAACGCAAGATAGTCGGTATCAGACAGCAACCTAGTACGCTTGGAACGCAAAACATGCCAAGCTGTTTCTGTTGCAATTTGAGCAGCAGCAGCATCAACAACTGACTGATCAAGTGTTATTTGCTTGCCATCAGCGTCAAACGCTCCAGTGCCATCGTCGATGGTGACCACCTGCGGGTAAGCCTTGCGAATAGCTGCGTGGTTCATGCCGCTACCTCCATTAAAGTTACAGTGGAAATTGGTCTTGCATGGTTTGAGGAATTTGAATCAGCGCGTCCATCGTTAATTATTAGAGTGCCTCCGTCTATCCTGCCCATTTGAAATTTATACGTCAAAGTATTTGTGCTTGACGGAGAATCTAGAAATTCAATATTTACATGCTCAGTCCCTCCATTGAGGTTTGGGTGGCGCCCAATCCACATAGCTCTTGTTCTACTGCCATCAGCGTCACCCTGCGAAATAATACTGTCGCTTCCGCTCTCTTCTCTGACAATGCGTGCTGCCAGGCGAATATCGTCACTGGCAGTTCCGAAATTCACATAACAAGAAACCAAAACTTTGCTTGAAGTTGCACTAGGAGTAATTGATGGCTGTAAACCTGTTACATCAATAAAAGGCCCTGTAGCCGAAGATGAAAAGGTGTCAGTTTTTACTGCTTGCACAACTTGCAAAATGCTGCCCGCTGGCATGTTGCTACCAGCGAGCGCCGCAAACTCCAACGTCCCAGCAGTGCCGCTGTTTTTGAGAAACTGGTTCGCACTGCCAACACCGTTTGGTAGCGTTAGTGAAACATCACCACCACTTACGGCGGCGGGAACGTCTACCTGAACTGAACCAGACGTTGAACCATTTAATTGTATTGGCATTATTAACCTCCGTTTAGGGCCGCCTTAATTTCTGAAGTTGAGTTGGCAGCCTCAATACCTGTTTGCATTGTGGCGTACTTTGTTCTGATAGCTGCCCGTGACGCTTCTGCGGCTTCAGCATCCGCGCCAGGAATCTGCTTAGAGATCACATCATCGTGAGGTGCAAACTCTTCAGCACGCTTGGCACGTCGCCGGTCATGCCCGATAGCCTTTGACTTGGTGAGATCCTCTGCAATCGTCTTGCCGGACTTAACCCAAGCGTTGCGGAATGTGCGATCAGTAGGCACCGCATCATCAGCAACGATTTCGTAATCAGTAAGGCCAAGTTTTGCAGGAAGCTCTTCAACAGGGACTTCGCCTGATGGGATGACGACAGAAACGCCGCCTTCTGAATTTTGATAGATAATTTTAGTCATGGTTTAGTAGGCCAAGTGGGGTTTGCTGGATCGCTGGTGTTAGCTGGCAGATCGCGCAACTCCTGTCTGTACGTTTTCAACGCAGCGGAAATGTTGGTGCCAAGCTCTTTGTGCTTAACAACCTCCCAGTCAGTGTCAGACAGCAGTTGAGTGCGCTTAGTGCGTAGGCTGTCCCAGAGTTCAGCTGCCTCTAAAGCAGCTTTTTTGGCTAAAACTTCTTCTTCGGTAGGTTGAGGGACGCCAGGAGAAAGCCACGTAATTTTTGAGTAGTCTTTCGACTCAATCATGAACTCAGCGTTTGGTTGAACAGCCAAAATTGCTTGACTAAGAGTAATCATGCTGCAACCTCCATTAAAATAAGTTCAGAATGCGAAGTGTTGTCGCCATCAAAATCGCTGTTTATTTCACAATCGTGGCTAGCTAGTTCACTTTTGACTTGCACTTGATAAGTAATGCTGTCTGTTTTGCCTGGCGAAACAAGAGTAATTAAACTTACAGTTCCAGGAATTCCGCTGGCTGTTGTGTACTGTCTTTGGGTTTCAGCGGTGTTATTTCCATCGTATGTAATTCGTGCGCTAGCTCCATTAGATGTGGAATATGTAAAAAGAGTAATAGTTAGAATGATTAACACTTTGTTGCTGGAAGACGAAGTAGCAAGAGCCTCACTAAACCCGCTCATATCAGCAAAAGAAGTATTAGTAAATGCAGTATCAAGAGAAAAAAGTTTGTTTTTAACCTGCAAAATTGCGCCAGCACCGCGTTTAGCGGCTGTTACCGCATCGTCATTGATTTTTGCTGTAGTAACAGCATTTGCCGCCAGCATATCGGCATCAACAATTCCGTCAGGCAGGCCACCGACTGAGACGCCTCCAATAGTGCCGTCTCCATTAATAGTAATAGTCATAATTAAACAATAACCCAGTTTGATCCAGAAGGTACAGTTACTGTTGCACCGCTGTTAATTGTCAATGGTCCAGCACTAATGACGTTTTTGTTAGTACCAATGGTGTATGACGTAGTAATTGTATTGTCGTGTTCAATAGCCCACGTATCAGTACCACCACCTGTTGCACCTGACGCTTGATCAGACCAAGAAAGAACACCAGAACCATCAGTCTGTAGTACTTGATCTGCGTTGCCGTCATTGACAGGCAGAGTCAAGGTGTAAGTAGCAGCTGCGCTGTGAGCTGGTCCTTTGATAGTCACACCATGGCTGTTGCTCTCACAATTAAAAATCAGAGAACCTGCATTGGTGTTTCCTCGAATTTCAACAACACCAGTACCATCAGCAGCAAGTTTAATATTGCCGTTTGTAGTACTTGTATTAATGGTACGAGCTTGTACGTCTAGATCACCACCGAGTTGAGGTGATGTGTCATCGACAAGATCAGTAGAAATGCTGTTACCAGAAGCTGCAGTAACACGTCCCTGAGCATCAATAGTGATGGATGGAATACTAGTGCTAGAGCCATAGCTGCCAGCGGAAACAGTTGTGTCAGCAAGCTTTGCTGCAGTCACTGCATCATCTGCAATGATATCGGTAGTAACTGAACCGCTTGAAAGTCCACCGCCGCTAGCTGCAGCAGTTACTCGACCCTGTGCATCAACTGTGATATCAGCGGCTGTATAGCTTCCAGCGGTAACAGCTGTATTAGCCAACTTTGCTGCAGTTACAGCGTCGTCTGCCAGTTGAGTGGTATCAACTCCGCCATCAGCAATAGAAATAGTACCGCTTGATGTAATAGCACCACCAGTAAGTCCAGTACCTGTAGCTACATTAGTAACAGTACCTGCACCAGAGACTGAGCCAGGGACCCATGCAGATCCATTCCATTTCAGAAGTTCATCTGTATTTGGACTAGCGACAGAAACATTAGACAAGTCGTTTAGTTCAACATCGAGCTTGCTTCCATCGATGGCAGCCGAGTTACTAATGTCAGCATTGACAATCGTACCTGCTGCAATCTTGGCAGAGGTTACTGAGCTGTCTGCAAGCTTTGCAGTGGTTACATTCGCATCAGCAATCTTTGCAGTGGTAACTGCAGAGTCAGTGATTTCAGCTGTACTGATAGCACCAGATGCTGCAGCAGTAATTCTTCCTTGTGCATCGACAGTAATATCTGCTGCGGTGTAGCTACCTGCAGTAACTGCCGTATGAGCTAGTTTATCTGCAGTGACACCATTGTCTGCAATTTTTGCAGTAGTAACAGCATTATCAGCAATCTTTGCTGAGGTAACAGCATTATCGCTAATGTTACTTGTAGCAATAACATCAGAAGCAAGTTTGGCAGATGTAATACTTGCATCGGTGACAGCTACAGTCACCTGATCGCCAGAGTTAGAACCCCCAGCTGCATCAGTCAAAGTAATGCAGTCACCTGCTACAAGATCATCAGTAATAACCTTCGAGAGCTGTCCACGGTTAACAGCATCTGTGTCTGCAGTTGCATCAGCAAGCTCACTAATGCGCTGACTGTTCATATCCAGGTCAGCCCGTACCTCAGGGAAGAACTTGTCTACCTTGAGGTCACGGAATTCCTGATTGACACGAAGAAGTTGAGTAAAGTTGCTATCCAGGTCTTGACCACGGATAGAGCTACCAGGAGTAAAATTAGGAATCTTCAGTGCATTGAAATCAGTGCGACGGAGAATTAGTACCTGAGTAGTGGGTGCACTGGTAAAGGTGATCGTGTTACCAGAAATTGCATAGTCATCTGTAACGGTCTGTACATCGTAATCACCCGTTGTAGTGTTATAAAGATAGACGAATACGTCGTCGTCTTCAAACTTGCTGTTGTTAAACGGATAAGTGTATGTGACCGTTGAATTAATACTCGGCGTTATAAAAGCTGCCGACGGGGTTTCAATTGCCATAGTTAATTATCAAGGGTTGTTGTACTGCCGGACTTCTTCAAGGGTTCCAAATTTAGTAACTTGTTCTTTTTCTTTTTTCTGAAGCCTAAGATCATCTAGTTCAGCTCTCATTTCTTCACTTAAGTTGTCAATTGCATAACGAATATTCTGCTGAAGACGAAGCTTCAAAAGTGTATGAAGACCTTGGAATTTGTTTTTATCAAGTTCACCTAAAGGACCACGGGCTTCTGCATACTGACGCCTAAACTCACGTCCCTCAATGGTACCCATTGCTTCTTGAATAGCTTTTTTAAAACCTCCACCAGTTGATCCATCTCTACCCATAAACTCAGCAATAGCAGATTGGAACTTTGGCGATAGTTTTACACCATCAAATGATGCAAAGGTAGGTCTAGCATCAAATTCAATATCAATAAGGAATTGCTTTTCAGGTGAGATATCTTCAGACACCTTCCAAGGACTAAACGTATTCCAAATACGAGTAAGCGCATCATTCGGTACTCCTACAAGACCGCCATCAATCCAATCATATTTATCAGGCAACGTATCCTTAAGACCAGGATTACGATTAGCTGTCAACTGAAGCACTTCTTGCTCAAGTTCTTTCAGTTGTGGTGTTAACAACCTAGATAAATCATTACGCATGCCACTTAGTGGAGCAAGACCGCTACCGAAAGAAGCGGCCCAACGTGCAGCTGCTGATGGATTACCAGCAACAACATCTCCCATTGGCTCTAGACCTGCCATAAAAGATTTGTTGACAATTGAAGCGCTGAGGATAAATCCAAGTTTGTTTAAAAGTACTGTTCCGCTGTTTGCATCCAAAGTGCCATCAACAATATTGTCTGCGACATTAGCAGTCATAATCATCCAATCACCAATTGGACCTAAGTTGTCGAGGCTGTACCATCTACCATCAAAACCTTGGTAAGTACGAGGAGTCCAATCTAGTTCTTTACGAGTTTGGTTGACGGTTTTGTTGTAATGACCATCACCTCTAAGCCTATTGTTCATCAACAAACCAACAGCCGCGCTAACTGCAAGCATTCCGACTGCTTTTCTACCCTTCATTTCTGCACGAATATTGCTGTAAACAGCTCGCATAGTCTCTGGCGTATATGAAATATTACGCAATTTAAGAAGTTTCTCAACCTTCTCTATTGGCATCCTTTCAAAGGGTTCAGAAAATTGGTTTAGTTTATTGATAAACAAACCTGCAGGATGATGGGTATAAGCAAACCGAAGCATGTTAGAAGACGTTCGTGGGAACATCAAAAATGGTTTAATAACTGGAGCAACTTCCACCAACTCACCAACCGCACGGGTCATCCCATCGTCAAGGTTCATAGCAATTTCACGACTTGCATACTCAACTGCTTTGTCAGTGATCATGCCGTTGTCATCAAACATTTCGCTATAAGCTTTCTTTGCAATTCCATCCATCATGTCAGGGTCTAACTTTCCACCTGACGTGTTGATTAAGTCAAAGGCTCTACCACGTGCTTCTACATTGCCGATGACTGATCTAGTAAAACCATCAAATGCAGTCATGGCATTAGCACCGAAACGAAGCCAAGGATGACGCTCTAACGCATGTAGTTCCTCGTAATGAGCAACCATTGCGGCTGGTCCTAAATTACCTCTAGCTTCTTCAGCATCAGCGAAACTCCTTAGCAGGTCAAAAGTTTTTTCATTTTTAACTGCAATTTCATCACGCATGACATAAGCGACTTGCGTTGGATCTTTAGCGGCACGTTTAAATACTTCATTCATATGGCCCCAAGCTTGTCCAAATGTCTCCGTAAAGGCTCTATATTGGTAGATACCTCGACGAATAGTGTACCGATCACCTTCAATAGCAGCGCCAATAAAAGTTGCCATCGGACGTTCAACCATCAGGACGGCATTACTTGCACCAGCTTTTAGTGGTGTAACAAGCGACGAAAGAACCGAGTTATAGATATTACCCCAAATGCTTTGAACCCAAATACTCTTGATCGAAGGATCTTGGTCAATTAAAAGTTTCCTAAGAGATGTAGAGTTTTCAAGGTAATAGTTTAACCTTGTCATAGACATGACATCACCATCAGTGACCTCATATGCCAAAGTCAAAGGATCAAGGTACTCAGGACGTTCCTTTTGAACATTCCTAAGTGTCTCTACATATTGAGCTGATTTGGTTTTAATGTCAGCTAAACGTTTTTGTACTTGTTCTTCAAGTGTTTTTGGGTCACCCAGCTGCTCAAGAAGATCAACAAATTTATCTTTCAGCTTACTTGGATTAAGCCTATTTTCCTTTACAGTATTAGTTAGATTCAGTGCACGAGCACGCGCATAAGAAGTCTGAGCTTTTGCAATAGAAAGAAACTCAATACGATCTAGAATTTGTTCCCTTGCATGATTCACAGCAGAAGTACCATCCATCAGACGAGCACCCTCAGCTAAGTCAGAAACCTGACCAGCCATAGAAGTAGCTGCGTAAGCATATGCTTTGTAACTATCTAGAGAAGCATATTCTTTAAGGTAATATTTGATAGATTTCATCACAGCGTTGTACGCTGGAGAGTTCAATACTGCAACACCTGTATCAACATCAATACCTTCAAACTCTTTTAACTGAGCTTTCATATCTGCAACAGACATCTCATTTAACCTGGCTGATAGTCGTGTACCAGCTTCGTCGATCTGATCAAAATTAAGATATTTGCCAGTAGCAGTTTTATAACCATACCTACCAACTTCTGTTAGTTGTGCACCTATACCTTGAAGCACCCTCATAGGACTGCCTTCAATTTCAAGTGCATTCTTAATCACAGAGTCAGACATGAAGCTGCCTAACCTGCCATATACGGTATCAATGTTATTTTCAATTTTAACAAGGTCAACAGAAGCAGCAATAACACCACCATCATCCATGGATCGGTAAGCGTATTCATAGTCATCCCACATATCGTGGTAACCAAACACAGGCTGAGCATTGATGTCGAATGGTTCAGATAAGCTGGTATTAAGTGTTTTGTTAAACTCAAACTCTTTAACTTGGTCTAGAACTTCAGTACGTTTTTCAGCACCCTCAACCAAGAAGTCAATAACTTCTTCTTTTGGTTCAGCCTCTTTGTTTAATTGAAGAGTTACATTCCCAGCCATTTCATTTTCGGGAATATACTTGAGAGAATTTTTGAGCTTCTTTCTGTTACTTTTTAAGGCACCAGCAGCTGTAAGCAGATCTCCAAAAATACTAAGCAAAACACCTTCTTTAGTGTTCTTCTGACGTTTTACATCTGGAGAATCACCGTCTAGGGTACGGATATCAGGAGAGATCCAACCCCAAGTATTGGGCCAGTTTTTATAAAGAGTGCCAGTAAAGTTGTCATCTTCAGCAGAAACAGAAGTGTAATCAACAACTGCACCAACGCCAGCATCAACACCAAGAGTTGCAAAGCGAGCAAACGCTTTGTCAGCACCTAACTTTGTTAACCACGCTAAACGGCCTCCACCTGCTGCAACACGGGAAGCTTGAAGACCTCTCGCAGCACCAGTAAGCAAACCACCTCCAACTAATGTTGGTGCAATAACTCCCACAACTTCACGTGTAGTTTGGAGCGACTCTTCTTCAAACTTAGGAAGCTTGACAGGTTCATAATCTTTGCCTCTTAAAGCTTGAACAATTTGAACCGGAAACTGAAGTAAACCAAGGGCAGCATCACCAATAGCAGCAGCGCCTGTTACAGCAGTATCGATATCAGTTGCATACTCTCCTCGATATCCAGGAAAAATTGACGATTGCATACCGTCCATATTGTTCCCGATACCCAAGAAACCAGAGGTCTTTTTATTCTGTAACCACTTGGAGTAAACGTCCGGTTTAATTACACGATCACCCTTCCCAAAGCCTAAGAAGCCGGGAGCCTCTTGAGTTTCATCTGTATTCCACCAGCGTCCCTCTTTATACAACCTACCCTGTTCATCAACAGTGCCATCTTTAAGTGTGGCTTTTTCTTCTTGAGAAACTTTGCGATCAGTTTGAGTTGGTTGTGGAGTAGAAGTGGAAGCTTTTTCTTCTTCAGTTGTCTCTTCAAGAGAAGGTTGTGATGATTGCTCACCATCTCCTCTCATGTACTCTTGTGTACGTTTTAAACTCTCATCTTCAGACTCGTTTACAGCGTCAAGATAAGTGTATTGTTCTTCGCTCATTGACTGGTTATCCCATAGAAGCGTACAAATTGTTGATATTTAGCCCACAGTTCATCGATACTTCTTACAGGTTGACCGTAGTACGACTTGCCGTTGCGTTGTGGCAAAGAAGCCCATTCCGGTGCAAGCTTATTCATAGCTTCGACAAATTCTTCCTTAGTGGTGATAAACGTGTCTGGATTAACTCCACGCTCTTCTGTCAAATAACGTCCGGCAGCTTCTTGACTTTCAGGACTAAAATCTTTGAGACCTAAAGCTGCAGCAGCGCCTTCATATGTATTTGGCATGAATTGATATTTACCAGCAGCTGCTGAAGCATATCGAGCGGTAGTGACAACGGTATCAGGATGTCTAGAAAAATCTTCAAACCTACCACCACCAAACATCACGTTGTAGTCTCCACCTTCAGCCCAAGAAAGCAAGGATCCCATAGCAGACCATGCTGGCGTTTGTTGTCCTGCAGGTCTTACAGGTTGACCTTCAAGAACTGGAAGGTTAAGTCCAGGTACTGCAGCAGACAGTTGACGTGAAGCTGCATTAACTGATGGTGCTGCCTCAATTCTTCTAATTTCTTGTGGCGTTAATTGTTCAATAATAATAGGTGGTTGAAAATCCATAAGACTTTTATATTTTGAATTTTGAAACTGAGTATTGTTGGCAGCAAACTCACGCAAAATAACAAGTGGCATAACACCACGTCGTTTTGCAATTAATTTGATGTCTTGATCAAATGTATAATCACCCTTGGCGATTCGTTTAGCATGATCTTCAAGCTCTTGATATGAAACAAGGTCTGTTTTATAAAACTCATCACCAGGATTAGTGTCGTTATAAGCTCTAATTTGTTCACTCCTTCCCAAGGCTTGTTGCACTGCAAGTGGGCTGCCGGGATACATATTTAGGTAGCCAGTTTTAAGGTCAGAATATTTACGATCACCTGTAGCCTTACCTCTATCAGCTTCAAAAGCCTTTTCATGATCACCTGCAACTTTGGCAAGTGCATCATCAGGTGAAGCGCCCTGTTTAACTAATCGATCGTATTCAGCTACTAGCTCCATGCCTTTCAAAATAACAGTATCGTCCCACTCACCATTAGAAAGTGCTCTTAAAGTACCTTTAGCTAACTGTTCAAGAACCTTGTGATTTTTATCCTTAGTCTCCTTATTAGCCAGGAATGTAGGATCAGTCTGAAGTATCTGATTTACAAGTACACGATTAGTTGCTGTTAATCGAGGAAGATCTCTTTCGGGTACAAATGTACCAGCCAGTATCGCAGCTTCTGCTTCTTCTAATTCTTTTTTTTCTTGGACCTTTTCATTACTATAGGTTGATGTCAAAGCATCCCATTTATTATTGTAATAACTAAGGGATTGTCCATTGTTAGCCTGTGCCCACGCTGCAGCAGCCCTTTCAAAATATTCAGGAGGTTTGCCGTTAGGATCATTTCTCAGATCCTCCATCAAACCCGCAACATAGGCATCGGCAGAGCGAGCTAAATCTTGTCTGTCTCGATCTTGATTAGCACGTGCTTTAGTATCTACAGCTGTTAAAATTCTCTGAGCATTTGCTTCTCCCATTTCCTCTGCAACAGAGGTGAGTTTACCGTCTCTACGTTTATAAGGGTCATATAAAATATCAATAATATTCTCAGTGACAGCACCAGATGCAATCTGCTTTATTAATGAGTCGGTTAGTGCATTGAAATCTTTAAACTGTCTATTGTAAACTAACTCTGCTAACTTCTCACCCTTACCTGCTGAAGGTGTTTGCGTAATTCTAATTGATTCATTAGTAGCATTTTGCTCTCTTTCTGCTTTCAACCTTTCAGCTTGTTCTTGCTGCCAGCGAAAACTTTTTTCAGAAATAAGACGTTCCATCGCAGGAAATACGTCCTCATTCATTACAGCTGCACTTACGCCATCAAAGTTTTTGTAGATACGGCGTTCAAACTCAGCCTCAAACTCTGCAAAATCTTCAGGTTCAGTAATTTGATAGTAGGATATGTTAGATCCAAACTTATCAACAACAGTTATGCCACCTTCTTCCTGTGAACGAGTGGCTTGAGCCCAAGCATTTGGCATTTGTTCTGCCTTCATTCTAATTTGAGAACGCATGTATCCATATGCTGTATATGGATCATTACTTCTCAAGCGGTTAGCAACAACAGAATTACCTTCTTCAGCTTCAGTAGCATCGGCTAGTTTATTTATCTCTCCAGAAAACTCTGCAGCAGCAGAGGTGACTTCATCTAGTTCAAGCAGTTCGTTAGGATTTACACCTTCAATACGTGCTTGACGCATACCTTCAGCGATGCGATCAGCAGCAATGTCTTTAAATATTGAAGTACCGATGTTAGTTAAGGTTTCACTAAAAGCACCTAGCTCTTCAAACAGCTTGGTATCCTTTGTATTGTTTTTAAGGTCAGTACTGACATCAAGAAGAGCAGACTCTTGAAGATCTTGTAGACCTTGCAATGAACGATTGTAGTTATCCTCTGATCCAAAGTTAAGATCAGGAGCTTGCAGCGGATTAAATGAATTAGTCATTACAAGTTTTCATCCTCGAAGATATTTTCAGGTTGCAAGTCTTGGAATGTTTGATAACCACTGAGGCCAGCACTGAGCAAACCACTGCCTAGTTTCAGAGTGTCAGCAAACGTCCTTCCACGAGCCCTTTCTGGCGTATAACTAGTAATCAAAGGTGTATTTACTGGTCGAGGTCCAACACGTGCCAAAATATTAGCTGCTTGATTTTGAGCAATAAAACTTGTGTTATAGCCTGACGTAATAGCATCGTCTTGTTTACGTGATACTTGATTTAGTCTTGACGTTAAGTCCCTTCCATATGCTGACAAAAAAGAAGAATCTAGATTCATTCTTCCTGTACGGCTGCCAGTCAATCTGCGTTGAGTCTTGATAAAAGCATTTTGGTTTTTGAGCAAAGCTTCATCTTGTGCTCTATCTACCGCAAGTGCAGTACGACCACGGGTACGAAGGACTTCTTGATCAATATTAAATAGTTGTTCTTGTGCTCTTAAACCACGATTTCTGTAGTTAGCAAAAGCTTGTCTATCACGACCAATACGCAATTGGTTTTGTGCATTGATCTGTGCAACACGTTGTACATTTCGTCTATGTGCCTCACGTGCTGCACTGTTATCAAAGAACCCACCAAGAGCAGGAAGAGCCTTACTCAAAACGGCTCCTCCAACCAGAAGGGGCGTACTTAAAAATCCCATTTCATGAATAAAATAAAGGGTAAGTTGTTGGGACCAAATTCAACCTCTTCTACAAAGGTAAATCCCAAATATTTCAGCAACCGAAGATGTGCTGTATTGCGCTTATCAACATAGTTCCACAGAAGATTCTCGTTTCTGCTGTCTATAAAGCGTTTAGCCTGCCTAGCAAACAGAACAGGGAAGTCATGGATAGCAGGTGTGCAGAGCATCCAAACAGCTCCGTTATCACCTATCCCAGCTAGTCCGGCAGTCCTGCCGTCAGGTACTGTGAAATATATGCAGAAGCCTTTCAGAGCTTCTTTAGGTATTGCGTCAATAGGATCTGCCCCATACCCCTCTACTACTTCTCTACGGTCTTCTAGGCGTAGGTTAGAGGCCACCTCAATGGCAGCCTCTTCAGTGATTGGATGTATGAATTTAGATCCGTTTATAAAATCTGTTGGTGTATTCTCCTTCCCAGGACATTGATTCAATGTTTGCTGGTGATGGATGAGTTGAAGAGATAGTAACACTTACGTTTGTATTCCTTTCGTAGACTGGAATTGTTCTAAAACTCCCATCTAAGTTGGGAGCACGGTTGGCATCGTATCCATCCAAGATGGCCGATTCATGTGTATCTTCAAAGTCAGGTTTACCTGTACGCTTCAGTTTTGTGATGAACTGTCCTACAGGACCAAAGTTTAGTTTCAGACGTTGAATGATTAGTGAAGAGGAAGTATCAGCTACAACCTGACTACCTTTAGTAGAAGTGGGATAAATGGTAGGCAGTTCAACCTTCATTTCATATTCAAGACCAACCTTCACAGGATCAGCAGACCAGTCACCAGTTAATTCAACTGTGCCGCTACTGACAGTACCTGTTGCATACCTACCTCTGTTGTCATTTGTCTCTGTGACAATGACAGCGACGGTCTCACCGTTATTTAAAGGAGTGTCAGTTGGTAGGGTCAACGTAGTCTTATCAGTACTAGAGCTATAACTCAGCTCACTAGCAGCTACGGATTGAAAATAATCAAGATGAATATCAAACTCAGAACCATCTTGTGAAATAAATGGACGTGCAGCAGTATCCATAAGATGGATCTTACATAGCTCATCGTCAGAACTTACAATATAATACTCATCATTAATAATAAATTGATGAGTAATATTCTTTGCGAAGTTCCAGACAAACCAAGCACCCTGCAAACGCTTCTCCGATCCTCCGAAATACTTGAAACCTGATACAGAATCTGTGCCACGTTTACAAGCAATAATAAAAGAGTTTTCTCTTGAGTTGGCTAAGGAATCGATATCTTTTGGAAGTAGCCTTTGAACAGACTTACTGTTCTCTAGGATCTGTGGTTGTGTCTCTCTGGTGATGTTAAACATCTCAAAGAACCTGCTGTACTTACCAGCGTTATCAATGAATGCCAAGCTTGTACCGAGAGAAATTGGCGATACATTAATATTGTAATTATAGGTTGATAGTGTATAGATCTTTGCTGTCTGTGGATTCAAGATATCACTGTCAGTAGTAAACAGGTACTGTGCAGTAGCACTGAACAAGATCAGACCTGTATTCATCTCAATCCCATCTACTAAAGCATTAGGGCTAGATGAGCTACATGACAGGTCAATCCTATCTACACCAGAAAAAGTCAATGCTGTCTTATTCCAGAAGTTACCTAGGTTGCCAGGTTGAGACAGTATCAAATTACTGCCACTTAGAACTGCCAGTCGGTCTCTATGGAACAAAAGCTTGCTGATTTTATTATCAACAAATGAAGGTGTTTTGTTTGTGTTGTTGTCACCTACTTCACGGTTACCCCAGCTGTACTGCTTCAAAGTCATCGTTGTAGCACCAGTCCTTTGAAGGACATAGGGCATAGTGGCTGCGTCAAATGAAGTAGTAATACCAGGCTCTGCACATTCCTCCCAGTGACCAGGGCCATCCCTGTCGTTATCACCTACAAATTTCAGGTAATAATCATCTTCAGTAAGTTCGGAACTGTTTGTGACTTTGACGATGAAGCCATGCTTACAAGTGGTAGGCAATTCACTTACATCATTAACAGTATCTGTGACGATGTTAAAAAGATCACCATCCAATGCCTCTACATTAAAAGCACTATCGTGTGTCAGATAAATACCATTACCGATGATACTACTAGTTACTGTTGAAATTTGTGAGTTGATGCCAGAAAGAACACCAGAGGCATCCAGCGAGTTTGCTGTGTCTACATCAATTGGAGTAGGTCTAATACGTTCTAGATTCCTCCGGTAAGAAGAGGTGTTGATCTCGTCAATATTAACTGTATGATCTCGGCCCTCTATGGTTACAGTAAAACTTGTATGATTACCAGTCCAACTTCCACCGTACAGAAGATCTACAGTAACTGTATAAGCTACATAGTATCTAGTATGTGTATGACTATCGTGTGATGTTATGTGGCCAACATAGGATTGCCCGACACATGTCACCCTAACAACAATACCGGTATTGCTATCAGTATGGATTTTACTTCCAGCTTTATTGATTTCGACTGCGCAATCTTCACTGCCACAAGTCTCATTAAATCCAGGATCTGCAATTGAAACAACCCTTGCTGAGTTTTCAGATGCATATGTATCATTGTTATACACATTCAATGCATAAGAACGACGTGGCAAGACTTGCTTCAATTCAACAAATGCTGAATGGGTGTCAGGACGAGCCGTGGCTGTAGCCGTACCCATACTTACAGTCTTAGTTCTGTTAGTTAAGAACGTTGTATCGTTAATGGTTAAAGCTTGAATGTCACCATCAGCTGTATGAGTTAGGTATGTGTCAGGTGAGTTCGTCTCAGTAATGGTCATCTCTACGCCATCACTACAGCGCCATACACGCACGTTTCCATCACGTGCTACTTGACCTACGTAGGAGCCTTCATCTTCATCACGATAATATTGAAACCAGTTACCTGCTGACTGGACATTAGTCAGAGTCTTTACGAACTCAAGTCCTGGTCGTTTTGTTAATCCATCAATGATGTCAGGTACAACGTTCTCAGCATTCCTAACCTGACCAGGGACCTTTTGTTCATCTGGATATTGAGAGATACCTTGAAATAGATTAGGTATTGTTTGAGTAATCGTTGCCATTAGCGCCTCAATGCTTGATATGGTTGATAGGTAACGTAGTTAGTATTATCAGGGAATCCCATAAAGTTGTTATCACCCTGGTTGCATTCGTATTCCATACATGCTGCACGGGCTAAAGCTTCCTGACTTGCCAGTAGCTGAACAAGCTCAGGGTTGGATACAAGCTGCGTAGCTGCACGTGTTGACGAACGGTATGTGATGTACCTCTGGAAAACTGAAGGAATGTCTTCAAAGTCATAGACACGAACAATGTCTACATAGATAGTTTTATCAAATTCAAACTTCTTAGATACTTTGTCGTAAAGCTTTCCAGCTCTTTTGACAATGTTTTTCCCTCTGTCAAATTGGTTGCCACTGATGTCAATGCGTAGTGCATCAGCAGGCCATACAATATATTTAGTTGTTGCATCAGGAGACAGAGGCACTTCTTCTTCTCTGTTAAATACCCACCCTTCATTCTGAACATCAATAACTGATTCCTTGAAGATGTTCTGGATATAACTTACTTCAGGGTTTGTTGCATCAAGCTCAGTAAGTGGTGCTTGTCCGATGCTCCCCAAGATTGAGTTCACAGCGGATAGTTCGGTATCGGTGCCAATAGTTGAGGACATAAGAATAAAAAAAAGGGACCCCGAAGGATCCCTAATAAAGAATAAATATCAGAATGCAGCAGGCTTGGTGGCAGTACCAGCAAACAGTTCAACTGCAGCAGCAGGATTCAGATAATCTGCGCCCATTGCAAGGCGTCCGAGGATTACATCACCCTGGTAGATGACAGAAACGTCACCGTTAGTTACTTGTACTTGAGGACCAATAGCCTCAACACAACCAGCGGCTTCCCTTTGGAAGATCAAGCCACAGCTGTTGGCAAATTCAGTCTCTTCGCCGTACTCGTTGTTGATGCCAGTGACATCAGCAGCAGCATCTTCAAGAGCTTCAGATACGAAAGTACCAGTGTTACCGGGATCGGTAATACCAGGGTTCGTGGCAGAGCCAGAGCCAAACTTGGTTCCGTACTGTGAGAAGAACGGAATGTTCATGGACTTGAAGATCTTGATACCAGCGATCTCGATGACGCCGGTTCCGCTTTGCAGGGAGGCACCTTGAACATCGCGGTTCACCAAGCCGTTTGTACCAACAGCTTGGATCAATTCATAATATTGTCGAGGGTTCAAAACGCCGCATCTGCCGTCGCTACTGATACCCTTCTCGTCCATTGCAGCCGCAGCGTCATAGAACGCTGAAACCAGAGCGGAAGCAGAGTAAGCATCAGATGCATTGGTAGTAGAACCGACACGGATCTGAGTACCACCTGGCTCCACGAAGTTAGTTGCACTAACAGGAGAGGCAGCACGTGCACCACGGGTGATAGCACGGAAGATCAGACGGTCATACTTTTGTGCGAGTGCATAGCCGATTTTGCGGCTAATTTCGCTTCTAAGATCGTAATGCAAATATACTACTATTTCTAGTAGGATCGGACTATATCTTCACCGAAGTGTTGGATTCTAATGATGTATTACATGGGACGCTTCCCAAACCATCTAGTCTCTGAACCTTCCGCTTAAGCGTAAGCGGCTCGGCTGCTGATTGCCATATCCAAACGGACTTAGGGTTCCAGCAATTCTTCCAATTGTTTATACTCGGTCCCATTACTTAAGACAGAGTCTCGTCTAAATCGTAGACGAATGCACTGGAGATGAGAAGATCGTCAACCGTGATGGTCTTCTCAGCCACTGGGGGCGCACCATCGGAGTTACCGAGAATCGCATTTCCAGGAGTATGGTACTCAGCTTTGGTGCGACCTGTATAGATGAACTGCAATGATTTGCCGTTCTTAAGTGTACGCTTCATCACCAAATCGCGAGCGATCGCGTTATGCTGGAAGCCTTTGAACATCTCCCCCGAAAAGAGTTTCAGATAAAGTGCACGCTTTTCCGCCGTGGTAGACGACGCTAGATTAGCTGCACCAATCTGTGTTAGGGAAGTAGTCAGATCAGATGATTGTTGTGCCATTTTTAAAGAGAGTGTTTATCATTAACTCTCTGAACGTTCAGAGTTATTCAGTTGTAAGTTGTG